TGCAATCCGCCTACTTTTGGGTTAGGGTCACCCTTCTTGTGGTATCCCGAACCTAATTCACTCATTTTCCAGACTCTTGGTGTTATACCGTCTGGTTGAACGTGTAGGCGCTTACATTCTGAACATAGTGTATTGTCACGCACCACCACGAAGTAAACAACAGGGTCATTAATACCGGCTGCTAAGTTGACCTTGGTGATTGAGTCCATTAAAGACGAGTTTCGCGCAATCGTACTTTCAGTCTCAACGATACGTTTAACGTCAGCTGTGACTTCGCCCCATAAGTCTGCGATTTTACCACCAAGTACGGTTTCAACGTCTGTGTCTATACCTTTGTTATAAGCATCAGTTAAAAACGTTTGAACCTCATGGATTGTCTTGGCTTTTGCCTTCTCTTTCGAGGCATCTAGATAGTTCAATCCAACCTTAACAATACTACTCAAAAGGTCTTCGTTGTGTGTGGTATCTTCAGTTCTTGCGGCTAGTTTGAAGAGACTAGCAATACTATAGTTAGGGTCAATACTGAAAATTATCCCTTTTGGGGTATAAGGCGGTATTTTACCCGCAAAACGAGTTTTCGCTCTAGCAAAGATTTTTTCTACAGCCGCCTCGATTGCTGAGACAGCTTTGGGGGTAAGCTTGGGTGATGCCATAACTTACTCCTTTTTCTTTACATACGCCTTAGCAGTCTTTAGGATATCTTTGACAGCTTCTTCAGCGTCGTTTTCCCAACCGTTCATAAAGTGGGAGATAATTTTCTTTTGCTCAGCTAGCAATGCGCGCTTTGAGCGTGGTAGTTGCATTTCACCCTTTGATAGGTTACCAGCCGCTTGGTCAACTCCAGTGCTCAAGTCTTGTTCCTGACCTTGCCCTTGGTCCTGGCTAGCTTGTCCCGCGCCAGCATCCCCACCTTGTGGTTGTCCTGGTTGCCCACCCTGTTGAGCCATGGCAGCTTGTGGGTTCTGTGCAGCCATCTGTGCTTGCTGTTGCATCTGTTGAGCTTGCATTCTCATTTGTTGCCAGTTAAACCACATTGGGTCTTGTACATAAGCAAATTCTGGGTCTTGAGCAGCACCCTTGATACCAAAGACATGCTCACGGATAAACCCTACGTGTAAGTAAGCTTTAATAGTATTTTGCCATGCTGGATTTAGTAACATCGTACCGCCAAGATGAGCACCCAAGGTCTTTTTCTCAACCTTTTCTAGAATGTCATCCATTGTGGCATGAATATTAATTTCGGCACCGATACGAGCGGCTTCTTTTTCAGCTGTTTCAGCATCGATACCGACGAACTTGAATGAAGCTATCTTAGATAATTCTTCATCAATCAAAGGCAAGATACGGCTGTTAACGAAGTTCTGAAAGTGGGCGATAAGTGGGCGCAAACCAACGTCACGGTGAGCTTCTAGCTTGTATTCGTTGTTTGACTCAGATAGAGCTTGGTTATTTGTACCACGTGACAAATGAGTATAACCTGGAAGTTCTTCAGGTGACATTTGAAACGCTGATAGAATTACACGCGCATTCGTGTCAGATAGATACTGGAATTCCATATCTCGTGACGAGTTATCAATAGGCATCCAAGTGATTTCATCATCTTGACCTACACCGAAGATTGGCATTCTCCAGGCATTGGAAACGCTGTTGATACTAGCGTTGAATTGTTGACGAATGGCTCCAACTACTTCCTTACTAATGTCGTCTGACTTGATAACAATCATACCTCTAGCGGCTCTACCGCTTTGGAAATATAGTTTGTTATGCGTAGTAATGTTGATATGTGTTGTAACAGCGCTGATTACAGTATCAACTGGAGTAATTGGGTAACCATTTAACTCAATATGTGTGGCTGGATAGAAAGTATGAACCAAACACTCTTCAGCCGTAAAGGCTTGACGTGGCTTACCACGAATAACCTGGACGAACGCATATTCATCGTTCATAAACTTTTCAGGGATTAGCTTCTTGTTCTTAATTTGGCTTAGTAAATGAAATGCTTCCCTACGAACCGCGTCGCTTTCGTGCTTATACGGACTAGCTTTGTAAATTGTACCACCGTCAATTGGACGAAATGAATGGAAACGCTTATCATCTGCAACACCAGTACGTAAAATTTCAACCGACATACGACCGAATGTCACAGCATCGCGGGCAGTCATGAACAAGAATTGTCCAAAGTCTAAGGCGTCATTATCTTTCCAGCCTTTAGTTTGACCGCAAGTCAAAATTGTAGCTTCAGCTTTAGCAATGCGCTTTTGGAGTTGCTTCTTTTCTTCTAAAGTTAGCTTTTCAAATAACCCTGGTTCAGGCTCAATCTTATAACCGGTGCTGAAACGGTCTGGTTGTGGTCTACCGAATGCAGAGATTTGGCTAGCACGAGCATGGACAATGGCAGCTACAAGGTCATCCTGAATTGATATACGCTTAAGCATATCATCAGGTAAAAGACGTAACTTACCTTTGTAAATACTTTGATATTGAGACTTATATTCTGGGTCTTCGTCAAAAGCTAAACGCTCAATAGTCTGACCTGGACCATTAAGTACATTTAGAAAGCTCTTTACTAATGGATTGCTTTCGATTATGCTTTTTTCATAAGCAGCTAAATCGTCTTTGCTTAAAAATGGGTCAGCAACTTCTACCTCAATCTTCTTCTTGGTCTTTTTTTCAGACCTAGCAGATTGCGCGTCAATCAAGCGCTGTAACAGCGGGTTATCTTCTTTGACAACTTTTGACATTGTGTTTACTCAGCTGACACTACGAATGCATTTAGTAGCGAATTAGACTTGTTAATAACTTCCAAGCTAAACACAGAACCTGTCTTTAGGTAAATTCCAGGCTTATCTGGATTTCCAGGTTCAATTGGACTTAGCTTTTGAAAGTCACCCAAATCGCCGTTTAGTCTAACTACGGCTTCTTGGTCTACCTCTATGTATAAAATCTTCTTATTTTCTGTATAGAATACCATACCGGCTGCCCCAGGCATGACACCAGTTTGGTTTGGTAGGGGTAAGGTTGACGAAAATTCAACAAAAAGGTCAGTTACAGCTGTAATTGTGTAGCTCTTTAGCGAGGCTGTAGAGAAGGCTGCTGACAATACCATTGTATCATTAACCTGAACACCGGCTGAGCTAAACGCGCGCAACTGAGCATCAGAGGTTAAAACAATAGTTTCACTAATCCCTTCGAATGTCGTCCCGAATGGTCTTGCAATGACTAAATTCTGGTTGTCAGTTTTAGCCAATACCTGCCAATAACCCGAATTCATTACACTAATTACGTTAGCTGCATCGCCAGTATTGGTATTAGGTACGAATAGGAAGTCTCCACTTTGCACAGGCGTGAAGTCAGATGGAGAAAGGAGAGGAACAGAAAGATTTACAATGTTGTTAGGTAAAACATCGAATGTGACAACACAGCTATTTAAAGTTAAACCACGACCCGTACGGAATGTGGGGTTAGTACCACCAGTGTGGGTAATTCGATAAGAACTTGGGCTAGTGTTGAGTAATGCAAGTGAAAAGGTTGTTGTACCATCAATGGTAGTTGTTCTAATACCATTGAAAATAACCTTTGATTGACCAATAGGAATTTCATGGCCTTTAGAATCAGGGTCTTTAACAGCAATACCACCACACTCACGGTCCCAATCCACTGGTCTTAAACGTGGGTTAGAATTAACAGGTTGGTCTTTGTAAGCTAGGAGCTTAGCGAATAAATTTAAAGTTGCGTCCATTGTGCGCCTCTGTTAAAAGATTAAAGTTCTAGATATCCCACACAAACTTGGATTTCTTCTTAGGCTTATCGTCTTCGGATTCAACCTTTTTGATACCTTCAGAAGAGTTTTCTAGGAATCCATTTATAATTTGCTGCATTTCTCTTTGATATGTTTCAGCTGGATTAGGCTTATTGCTTGGTGTTTCAATAAAGGACTGCTTAGAAGAAACTCCAGTTATTATCGCATTCTCATCAATGGCAGCTACAATCTTACCCTTACTTGAGAAAACATTCATAATCATGTA